CGTGGACATGCCCACCTGGTTCCCTACACCCTGAATCAAGCCTTGGATGTTGCACAAAGCCGTCTGCAACTGTTGTGTAGAACAGTTCAAAGAAGAAGCGAGCTGGTTAATGGCATTGCCGTTACCTTGAATGGCGCTCATCAGGTATTCACGACCCACATCACCATTCAATTCAGCCGGTAATCCTCCTCCGTTACGTCCTCCGAAACCGAATCCGTTACCGCCCCAGCAGAACCAAAGCAGGATAATCCAGATAAACCACCATGAGCCTCCCCATTGGTCCTGGTTGTTGCGTCCATGAGAAAGGAGCGCCATCAGGTTAGGATCCACTCCCTTGCCGCCCATCAGGTTAGGAAGCATGGCCATGATGTCAAATTTGTTGCCCCCGCCACTCGAAGGCTCCTGATTAAAAACATAAGTTCTCTCCATAATGTATTTTTAATTAATAGTTACAAGGTCAGGCATATCCTGACCCTGCAAAACTACAAATACATTATGTCACTCAAAATCAGTTTTTTCCCAACTCATTCCCGATTCTTTCCCGATATATTCCCATCATTTTCCCACACCTCACACGCGAAGAAAAATTAGACAGCATATAGTTTACCGCCCGTTTCGTCTTGCCGACCAATGATGCAATCTGGGAAGGGTAGAAGCCCTCCTTAAAAAGGAAATACACAAGCAAGTAACGCGCATCGACGACCTCCGCTTCCTTGCTTCCCGACAATATGACTTTGGGTGCAATCTCCGTTTCCCTGCTGACAATCTGAATAATCTCATTAAAAATATCTGCCTTACACATACAATATTCAATTTTTATTCATACCTTTGTCAAACCACATGACAAGGCGTTTATATACAACAATAGCTCGCGATGAAGACATAAAGCCCTCAACGCGCGAGCTATTTTCGCGTCTTGTCATGTGGTAATGCAAGGAACGTTGGGGGCTTTTTTTATACTCCCGTCCCCGAAGGAGTAAACGTTACTTTTTCAGCCTGTACACCAACCTTCCGAATCCGATAAGGATACAAACAACCACAGCCAGAAGCGCAAATCCTCCGTAATGCAGCTTGGTTTCCTCCCACCGCGAAAGCTTACGTTCCACCGGAACCGGTACTGATACACTGTCCACCCTGACCGTCTCCAATGTGTCATGCACCACGCGGTCCCTCCAATGTGTCCGATACCTATATTCTGTCCTATACACTGTGTCCCTCTCCGCCCTCAACTCTATGTAAATAGAATCTTTGAGGAAAGTACTATCCGAAAACCAACGTACACCATACACGCTGTCCACCCTGACCGTTTCCACCGGAATATATTGTACCCGTGCACATCCACACATGGCAAACAATAACAGGCCGACCACGAGCCAGAACACCGGCACCATCAGCCAAGGCCAGAACACTTTAAAAAATCTATTCATTCCTACTTCTTTTTGTGGCAACGAAAAAGCGGCAACCCCGACTTGTTTATGTGGGATTGCCGCTTTATTACCAATTATACAATTAATTATTCAAAGGTAGAAAACCATTATTATCAAGAGACTTAAGAACAGACCTAAGCAAATAATTACTACCAAAAGAGATAACATATTTTCTTGCTCGTTCCGAAATGGGAATTAACATTCTTTTATCAATAAGCGAACGTATGATCCTGGATATTTCTGATGAAGTCTTCGTGATATAAAGCTCTTTTATATCTGATGCTTGTATTTCTTGTGTCTTTTTAGACACAGTTAATTTCAAAATGGAATGTTCCACATCTGTGATATATTTATTCGATAATGCATCCGATAAAGATGGAATAAGTATCTTATCCCGCAGATAAGAATAATCCACAATATGGTCTATTTTCTCAATTTCAACCTTAAGCCCATTCAAGACATATTCACTCCAAGCAATCAGACCCTCGTTAGTATATTTATCAGCCAAAGATAAATAATTATAGTATTTGCTTCTATCAGAACAAAATACAGCAGTCGGATTTATAATTCGTTGCTTACTCTTAAAGACATTCTTCAACAATAGTGCATAAGTAAACAATCGTACGACACGGCCATTTCCATTTTCAAATGGATGTATCCACACAAAACGATGATGTGCTATACATATTTTTATTAAGTCAAATTTAGGTTTGGTTGTCTCATTGATAAAATCAACAAGTTCTTGCATCAGAGGTAGTACCTGCAAAAAGTCAGGAGGTGTATGGAGAGACCCACTTATCCGGACATTGCATTTCCTAAATTCACCTTTTGTACAACAACCTTCCTTGCTTTCACTAAGGGAATCGACAACCAAAGAATGAAGTTCTCTTATAAAATACAATGTAATTGGAGTGTCATCAATAACACTTTCAATAAAAGAAGTTGCTTTTTCAATATTTAATATTTCTAAAATCTGTTCATTTGACCTATTCCTATTTTCGTCATTAATTTTTGTACTCTCCACATAATCCATGATGGTTGTATTGTTTCCTTCTATACGAGAAGAACCAATACTTTCAAGCATATGGAAAACGTTTTTGATTTGCATAAAAACCAAAGGATGTGTGGTACCTTCAAGAACTTTGTATCTTAATTTTTCCAATTCAAGAACCAAATCTGTTATAGGCATATCAAATCCTATCTCAGGCATAATTATCTTTTGTTCCATCATTTGCACATTATCATTATAACATTTGCAATATTATTATTTTATTATATTGTATTACAACATCTTGCAAAGATACAAAACTACTACGCATTTGCAATGCAATTAATTGTTAATTTGCAAAAAACTGCAATCCCACCAAGTCAAAGACCGCTTCCCCGTCACCGGGTTAATAATCATTCATTTCACATCGCCAATGCCCGCGCCAGCATCCAGACACCCACGGCCAACACGAGGAAAACCAACCAAGGCGGCAAACCCTTCCCGTCGTCTCCTCCGCCATCGTCAAGCATCGGCCAGTATTCCTCATCCTTTTCCCCATTCATACCTCATCCTTTTCCTCACGCGATATTAAAGAACCTGTCAGCCTCCCATTTCCTGCGCTTCACCAGTCCCTCCAGCTTCCGCTTCTTCCCGGCCACAGTCGCATACACCCACTTCATGAACTCCCCACGCACCTCCGCATCCGGCGCGCAAGCCCGTATTTTCTTCAAAAGTGTGGAACCGGCCAACGCATCGCACCCAAGGTTATACGCGAAATCCACCAACGCGTCAAACTTGTTCTGCCTCTCTGTCACGCCCAGTTTGTCCACGAATGCCTCATATTCCGCCAAGTCACGCCTGAGCTGCCGTTCCGCCTCGCCCTCCGTCATCCTGTCGCCACGCTTTACGCCCGCCGTATGTCCGTAGCCTATCGTCCACACCCCCGCCGGGCAACGGTAAGCCGTTCCCCGGAATCCCTCGAACCTCTTTATCGCCTCGATCAATGAATTACTTGCTTTCATATCTCCACTTTTTTGTTTAACTTTGCTTCTGCCTCCCGCGAGGGACGCTTATGTAATTAATATGTTTTCATAAAGTATTAAGATTAAGGTTAATGTGTAGGGAGGCGGCGGCCTCCCTTTTTTCATGCCCCGCTTCCCTTTAGTGCTTCTATTTCCTCCTTTAATGCCGAAACCTCCGACAGCAAACCGGAGATTACGTCCTGCACGGATTGGGCTGTGAAACCATCGTTGATTCCGTCATATCCACCGACACCTTCGATGTACACGTCACCGTTCTTCATCACCTCCATGGCGTTCTTCTGTTTTGCCGTCCCCCAATCGTTGAAATACTGCGTCCCGTTGCCGATGGAAAACAATGTCTGCTTGTCCGCAGAATCCCCTTTGTGCGACTTGTTGGATATCCCCAATGCCGTCTCGGCGAAGTTTAATGCTACAGTCTGCCAACAGAGTGCAACTGAATTGTCCTCGATGGACACGCAACGGGCTCCAATAGCCACGCAATTTCCGGATTCGTCCCCGCCTGCCACACATTCCGTGCCCGATATGGAATAATTGAATGTGGTTCCAGCCTCAAGTGAAAATGAGGCTTTATCCACATAAGCATAAAATTTCGCGGAATAATCATTGAAATCCGTATAAGGGTTTAGAGTCTTTGAGAACGTCACGGTCTCTTCTTCCGCATTCACGGATACCACTTCGGCCACGTATTGTTTTTTTGTCTCAGCCGATTCGCTTGTTTTATCTTCACTTACTGCGACCTTTCCGGCATGGAAGAATTGTTGCGGGCAGGTCTTCATCATCCAATATCCCACTGAAGCATTCGACACAACCTTATAAGTGGTACTGTTTTTAATTCCTGTCAGGTGTAGTGCTGTATAACCCATTGAAATGACAAAAGACCCATTTTTTACTACCGAAGAATTGGATACGTTTCCCACTTGGAATCCAGACGTGTTGAAATATAATCCCACTTTTTGAAAAGGTTCATTGACAGAGATGTACGTATCTACTTCTTTACGCCATTCGGTCCATTCTCCATCTGCATACTGTCTTATATAAGAGTATGGAAGGAGATTGTCATCAGTAGCTTGGGAAACCCATCTTTGAATATACCCGCAATTATCCTTATCCACATACCTCACGCACATTGATTCCAAAACGAAGCCTCCCTTTGCCGGTATATTCGATATGTTTCCCGCTGTGGAGGCGTTCTTGTTCAGGTATCTTACAGTGAGTTTCGGCACGATAAGGTCATCGGCATCCACCGTCTGCCCGGAAATCTCCTTATATTCGATGGCACCGCCGTCTTTCATATTGTCAAAGGCTTCCTTGTCCTCTTTCGACATTAATCCATCCTTTTCCGCAGAGGCAGGATTTGAGATTTCCGAAATATTTTCATTAAGAATCCTACCTTGGTTGGCAGAGAGAGGCTGCTTAGTTTCTAAACTATTCAAATTATCTACAACAGAATTCGCAAAGAGCACAGTATCACTAATAAGAAGGATTACCAAGTCTTCACTAATTAAATATGCAAAATACTTATCCTGTACCATAATAAATAAAGCGTAGCCTTCAATTGCTTGGGCAGTTAAGCCTATACCTGTATAGGCTGCATCTTGTGAGTAAATACTGGTGATAATTGCCTTTCTACCTAAGACAGCTTTTGTAAACTCATCCCAATTCCCTACAATAGATTCTACGTCTGTTGTAGACCATCCTTCTGTTGTTTGAAAAGCACCGGGGCAAATATAGACGTCACTACTAATATATTCCTTGATTTTCTCCAGAAGCATGTGCCCGTTCTGCGTCCCCTCCTGAAACGGGATACCTTCTTTCCCCGTCAGCTCCGTGCGTTCCGTAGTCTGTAATATCGTTTTTCCTTCTACTGCCATAACTACTTATGTTTTAATTGTTTCTTAACTGTCCTTCTCGTCACCTCTGCCATCATTACGGGACTTCCGTCAGTCCAAAGCCAAGCCTTCCCATTCTCCAAGAGCAAGGCATTGTCAATAAGCTCATACGAATCCCCGCACTCCGTGATACCGGAAGAATTGACGCGGGCTGTTCCCAGCCCCGTCATATTCAACCGTGAAAAGTTCATCCTCTCCATCATTCCGCCTCCCTGATAGTGCCCTTCGTCACCTCCGTCATGCTCTCAATCCTGATGTGCATCGGATAAACGCCATGGCCGAAACACCAGTCTATGAACTGGCCGGGATTGTACAAGCCCGCCGGGAGCGGGCACGACACGAACATGCCATCGTCCGAACTGCGCTGCAAAATATAAAACCCGCCGCCCGCCTTCCTTTCCAGATGAAGTGCATAGTCCGCATTCACGGTCTCTTCCGCCACATACCTGTCACCCTGAAGGGTGAAATTCAAATTCCTAAGTGCCATCTTATTTTTCCTCCTTCTTTACTGTATTATTCTCATTCTCCCTTTGAAACAGAAGCTCTGCCGCCATCTTGGCTATCTCATCCTTGTTGTCAATGATTACTCTCATCGTCTTCTCCGCCTTCCGAAGCTCCTTCTGCCATGATTTCTCCCTTACGGACACAAACTCACAGAAAATGCAGTAAGCCGTCCACAACATCGAGAACACCGGAATGGGAATCACCACGCAACAAAGGATGTCGATAAAACACAACGTCAGGAAAGGCGTGAAATACTTCTTTGCCTTCGTGGCCGTCTTCTTATATCCCGTAGAAGTCCGTGCCTCACCGCGTTGTTTGGCCTTTTGTACCCCCGAGACCAAATCCACGGCCATTGCACCTATCGTGGCCGCCACGCATAACGCTATGAGTATGATGTGGTTCATCATGTGGTTTTCAATAAAATCAATAATAGCTTTCTCCATTACAATACATTTTTCTAATTAATGCCAAAGCCCCCCGGTCCACAAGACAAGACCCCGGCAAACGGGTAAGGCAGGCACCGCCGCCTTATACCCGTTGTTTCAATAGTCAGGCAGAAGCGTCTTCTTTTATCTGCTTCACTATCTGGATGGCATCCGATATGTACTTCGGCAGTTCCTCACTCTCCGGGAAGTTCGACATCGTGTAATAACCGTTCTCATAATAGATACTGCCCAACAGGGTTTCCTGCACGCCCTTCTGCATGCCTTCCTCCATAGGAAGCTCCACTTCCTCCACCTTGTTCACCAAGGCGTTCACGCGTTTCAGTTCCTTACCGTCCGTCTCATACTCGATGTTGTACTTGGCATTTGCCGTTGTGGTCTCTCCGTTGTAAATCACCCTCGTACTGTTTGTCTTAATCTCCATAACCTTTTGTTTTTAATAAATGAATAATGTTATTTGAATTTCGCATATTTTCCCCCTGTCGTATTGTTGGCCGTCGTGAACTCCTGATTGTTCAGTACCACCCATTCCACCTGTCCCTGGTACTTTACGCTGCCTATTGTCTCGTCCAGATAATACGGAACGGCAAGCAGCTCCACAAAACGGTTGTTTCCTTGTGTGCTCACATTTCCCATCTCCACGTGGCTTATCTGTACGCCACCGAGCCGCATTGCATTGTTCTCGTCATCGCTCCAATCTCCGTAACCCGGGTCCAAAGCCTCATGCCTTGTAGTTATGATAAGCCGTTTGGCCGGATACTTGTTCACGATAGTCACTCTCGCACCGGCGTACTTTAGCCCCAACGGTAATTTGATTCCGTCACCGGCATAGCTGTTCGATTCCACGTCCACATAGATGAAGCCTCCTTTGTACAAGTTGCTTAAGCTGATTTGGTAGTAATTGTCCTTGAACTCCACATCTCCGTTATCGCCCGTATTCTTCGTTATGATACGTGGTATGGTACGGATGAAACCCGAGAACTCCCCGCTTCCCACCGAAAGCACACCATCCTCATTCACGCTCGCCGTCACTTCTCCGTCATTGTTCTGTATGACGAACTGGTCGCTCGTCACAATGACTTTTTTGTTCTCTATGTCTATTCCCGTAGAAAGAAGGGTGTCACCGTTCACACTGTCGTTAGGAATGAAATAAGAGGGAATATTGTCCAGATAATCCCCCTTCAGTAGCATGAACCCGTCAATATATGAAATCGTTCCGTTCTCTACATTAGCACTGGCACGGAAGTAAAATTCAAGGCGTTCCGTGTTGGCCGGGGTCGTGAACCTATGGATGAACTGTGTCCACTTGGTTCCGGGGATTTCAATGTTTAACGTAGAGTCGTTCACGCTTAGGTTG